ATGTTTAGCGATAGCGGACGTGCATATATCACTGATGATGGAAATATGAAGATGAGTTATGTATTTGAATTTCAGCTATCAACAGCAGAATTAGCAATTGTTCAAACATCGGGAGCACTGCCTTACCCGGTTGGTGTCAGTGTCGCAATCGTTCAAAGGATACCAACAAATGAAATCAACTGAAAAACCCACTCTTATTACGGTTCCGTTCGCAAAAGATGGTAACTATAACGAAATTGCAACAAAATCTACTGAAAGCAGTCTGGCGAAAGGTATCGCTACGTATCAGAGCGGTTTTCCCCCGTTAACGATGACTGCAATATCTGCTGGTGGAGTTCCCCCATCTGGCAAGGATATGAACGGGATATTGAATGATATTACTACCGCAATACGTTATTCAATGTCTGGTGGTTTGTATTCATATAATGCTGACTTTAGTGCTGCCATTGATGGTTATCCTAAAGGGGTCATTGTTGCCAGTTCTGATGGAAGTAAAATTTGGTGGAATGGGGTAGAAGATAACAATACAGATCCGGATAGTACATCAGTTTCCGGTTGGAAAAATCTACTAGCAGATCCTAATGGGTTATTTCTACAGAAAGCTAATAACTTATCTGATATTAATAACAAAGCGACAGCGCGTAATAATTTGGGACTGGGAGAGATTGCAACTCAAGATTTTATTCCTGACGCCACACTTATAGAAAAAGGTATCACCCAACTTACAGACAAGACAGGTAACAGTAATACCCTTGCAGCAACTCAGAAACTTGTTTCTGATGTGAATGATAATGCCAATAATAAGCTCGCTAAAAATCAAAATGGCGCTGATGTTTTCAATAAAACTGAATTTGTAAAAAATATCGGTTTATCGGAAATGGTGGAGTTGGCTAAAGGGGCGGTGCCGAATAGCCGGAAAATTAACGGGAAGCCGTTGACCGGGGATATTAGTCTGAATGCTGGGGATGTGGGAAGTTATGCTAAATCTGAGAGCGATAATACTTGGCGGATTCGACTAATAAGTGCAATTTTTCAGAAGGGCGGTCAGTTGCTATAGTAGGCATCTTTCCCGCCACAGGAGAATGCACTATGGCCTATACACAACTGACCGAAACGGAAAGATACCAGATTTCCAGTTTAAAAGAAGCCGGTTTTTCACAGCTTTTCATTGCTGAGTCACTTAAGCGAAGCCCGTCGACTATCAGCAGAGAATTAAAGAGAAATCAAGAAGTCCAGATATACTGCCCTGAACAGGCTCATTTGAAGGTATTGGCTCGTCGTCATTTTGCAAAGAAAGCCGTGAAAATAACGCCGGAAGTCAAGAAATGGATAAAACGATTAATTTGGAAAGACTTAAGTCCTGAACAGGTGGTTGATTATCTGAAGCAACATAAAGGGATATCGTTGCATCATGAGAAGATCTATAGGTTGATTTATCAAGATAAAACAGAGGGGGTGATTTATGGCAACATCTGCGAATAGCCAGAAAACCCTATCGCAAACGCTATGGTCGCTATGAAAGAAGAGGCAAAATTAAAAATCGGGTCAGTATTGATGAGCGCCCGGAAATCGTTGATAAAAAAGAACGTATTGGCGACTGGGAAGGGGATACGATAATGGGGAAAGATAAAAAAAGTGCATTATTAACACTGGTTGACCGCAAGACGCTGTATACAATTATTGTTAAACTTGATAGTAAACGGGCATCAGAAGTCGCGAAAGCGGCAGTGGGATAAGATAATGTTAAAAAAGAGATTTATCATCGAAACGATTAATGGGCAATTAAAAACCATCTCTCAAATAGAGCATTCTCGCCACCGAAGTATAAAAAGCTTTCTGTTGTGCGTCTTAGGTGGATTGATTGCTTACAGCCTTAAATTAAAGAAGCCATCACTGAAAGTTTTCTACTCAGAAGAAGATTTTTTAATGACGGCTTAAGCAGAATTCGGGTTAATTAGACAATACTTTCCAAAGGGGACCGATTTTAATGAAGTCTCTGATCAGGAAATAAATTTTGTGGTAAACCGGTTAAATCATCGTCCCCGAAAGACACGGGGTGGGAAAACACCGAATGAATTATTTAAGGGAATACGAACATGTTTACTTCCAGATTAACGATGTTGCACTTATTATGTGAATCTACCACTGATTTTTATTTGATATCTTTACCTGATGTGGTTAATGGATGCAAATAATACACAGCAGTTTTTTAAAAAAGGACATGTGATGAGTCTGTTGAAAATTAAAGATGTAAAAAGTTATAGTAAAAATACCTCTGTTGACTTAGACTTAAGTAAGAAAATTAATCTTATTTATGGTCAAAATGGTTCAGGTAAATCGACAATATCAGGATATTTTTACAAACCGCAGGACTCTACTTATAAAAATTGTTCTTATAGTGATGAAGACCGCTATCGCTACATTGTTTATAACAGTGAGTTCGTCGAAGACTCTTTTTATCATAAAAGAGAGCAACCGGGTATATTTACTTTAAGCCAAGGAAATAAGGATGTTTTAGAGCTTATAAAGGAGTCAGAGAAAAAAATAGTCACTTCAAAAAGTAAGATTACACGTTTAGAAGCCTCATGTCAGGACAAAGATGATATGAGGGATAAATTGATAAATACTTGTAAGGATTCGGTTTGGAGTAAATCATCTCATGTAAGACGAACTGATTTAAGTGAGTTAATGTCAGGGAGTTTAAAAAGAGAAACTTTCTACCAAAAAATAACATCACAATCAGAGAAAGAAGATATCAACACTGATGACTTGCTCAAAGAGTATAGAGGGTTAAAAGATAATCAAGGAGTATCATATTCATTAATTTCTCTTCCACAACCACCTTCTCTAACAGATGAACAGCATGAGCTACTTTTGACTTCTTTAGTTCCTTCAACTGATAGCTATCTTTCTAAACTTATACAGCAATTAAGTAATGCTGATTGGGTAAAAGCTGGTTTGAGTTATACACAAGGTGAACAGTGTCCTTTCTGCCAAAAAAATACCATTGATGAGGACTTCATCAACAGTATAAAAAGTATATTTGATGAAACATATGAGAAAACTTTAACTTCTTTAAAGGAACTTCGAGATGAATATATATCATCTTGCAATGAATATAATGAAAAGATAATACCATCTGTAGCTAATTCTAATTATGTTTCTGAATTCGATGATGTTTGGTATGTGATTAATCAAGTCAAATCTACTCTTGAAGCTAATGTCAGGCTTATACAGGATAAAATTGAGAAGCCATCTTCTAGTATATCTATCATTGATGTAGTTAAGAATTCCGAAATGATAAGTAAAAGTATTAATGGCTACAATGAAGAAATGAAGGTTATTAATGATAAGGTTGGTAGTTATGAAGATAGCATTCAAGATATCAAAAATAAAACATGGTCAGCATTAAGAAATATTTGTGATGATATTATTGTCAATCAGGATAAAAATCTATCTGAGTTAGCGAAAGAAAAACAATCCTTAATTGATAATATGAAAAATATCAAAAAGGAACTTCAAGATGAAAATGAAAAAATTGTTACGTATAGAAAACAAGTATCCAATATGGATGAAACCGTTGATAAGATAAATTCTTCTCTTTCAAATCTCGGACTGGTAAATTTAAAAATAAAAAAAGCAAAGGAAAGTAATTTTTTTCAGATACATCGTGGCGACGATAATGTTGAGGTTTATAAGACATTAAGTGAGGGTGAAAAAACAATTATAACATTTCTGTATTTTCTTGAATGCTGTGGGGGACAATTGGATGGAGATGAGGATAATTCAAAAGAAAAAATCATAGTGATTGATGATCCAATATCTAGTTTGTCACATGACTATATTTATGAGATTTCATCTCTTATACAGTATCGTATAATCAAGGGATTGCCTGCTGATAGCAAAGTTTTAATATTGACACATAATCTATTTTTCTTTCAGGAAATGTTAAAGTTAGCTCCATCCAAAGATTCTGAATTTGAAAAGAAATATAAACTATTTAGGGTGGTTAAAAATGAATATAGTAATGTTATTCCAATGAGAAAAGATGACATTAAAAATGAATATGAATCTTTTTGGATGGTTTTGAAAAATATTAAAGATGGTATTGTCAATCCAGTGGTGCTCCCAAATGTGATGAGGAATATACTTGAATATTATTTCTCGTTTTCATGTAAAACTGAAAAACTAAACGAAGCATTGGGTCAACTTGCAAATTCTGAAATTGACATTAATTATAAGTCATTTTGTCGATATATGCACAGAGGATCACACTCTGATTCTTCAAATATAAATAATCTTGGTCGTGCCTCTTCGGATAAATATTTTGAAATTTTTAAAGAAATTTTTGTTAAAACGGATAACTTATCTCATTACAACAAGATGTTAGGAGTAAAAGCAGAAGAACTGTCAGAGTAGATAAAGGTTACCACTGAGGCACCATCAATCATTAACGATTAGGTAGGGAACGGAAGTGCTGACACACCGTTTCCCACCGTCCAAACCGAAAACGTTGATACTGGCAGACCAGCACGCATTTGTTATTCATGGCTTTTTACTCTATCTCTTCTCAGTCAGCTACTGATAGCCCTTACACCCCATGTGCAAAGCAAGCATATTGGGAGTTGGCAGGAGAGAGTGCCTCAGTGGTAATCGGCATAATAATATTTTTTGCAGAAAAATCAATCATAGATTTTTGATTTGTTGCCCTGTTTGCATAGGAAAGTGTCATAGATCAAATTCTTGAAAAAGATTTTAAGATTATGAGCTAAATCATGGTTAAGAAGCAACGAGGATGTTAAGTGTTATTCTTTGCTAATGAAAGTTTAAACATTTTGGAGGAAATATGGCTCTTAATTATTTAGATTTGGATGATAAAACCAGAGAGCATATGTTACTTGAAATTCAATTTGATAAAGAAAATAATAATTTTTACTATAGCAATTATTTATCAGAGGAGGGCAAGTCTTTGTGGCCACTGTTATTAGAAGAATCAGTGCAATATGATGATACGTGGTTGGAAAATGAAATTCGATCCAGAGGAATGCTCGCGCAATTTTATACAAAAAGGAAACCGAAAAGTACTGAGTTGATGCAGGCACGAGTGCCAATAACGGCCGCTCAAACCTTAGCTGAAGGAGAATTCAGCAGACTCTATGCAAGAGGATTATGTTCAGCCGTTGTTTCAGAAGGTGGGAGCATTGTGGAAGCATATCGAGCAAGAGTGTCTACTAACCCTCGACCAGAATCGGCAGCCATCATTGGTAAGCAATTCTCCGCTCAGGCAGTTTTGAATGATTTGCGTTCAAATCCTGGTGTAGATAGTGCATTAGGTGTTCCTCCGGGTCCAAATTCAGGTATCTCTCTCAAAAGAGTTAAGTAAATTTTAAATTAAGGAAGGGGGATTTGTTTAACCGCTTCCTTTTTTGAATATTCATATTTTGCAATTGGTTAGTATGCTATTTGTTGGCTATTGAATAAGTAATCTAAATAAGAATGTTTTTGTCATTTAAAAGTAATTCAACATGTTCACTTAATCAGACAGATATAGCCTTCAATTTTTATATCTGGACGTAATTATCTCATTTCTGCATGAAAAATACTCTCTCGGCAAGTTATTCTGCACGATCATATGTTGCGATGATTTCATCTTTTATCGGGCAGTTAAGGGCGCTTAAAGCACTTTGGTTTTGTACTTGTCGGGCTATTTTCTGCTGTTCTAAATTTTGAGCCACAAACTCACCCCAAAAAATAAATAACAGAGGTGCTGATCGTTCGTTTGCCCAGTTACTTTTCATTTCTTTTTTTTATTAGTTTGATTTATTGAATTCGCTGCAAACCAATATTGATAGATTCTTTATTTTTGCTTTAGTCTTCTTAGTTTCATAGATTCAATCGAAAATAATAATAAAGTTGTGCTGTATATAAAACCAGAGTTTGTTAATAATTTTAGATTTAATGCTTCGGGATTCTCACTGAGAAAATGGAAAACGTAGACTAAGTATACAGCTAATGCAGCCGTTCCGATTGTTGGTCAAATATCTCCTAACGTTAGCGATGAAGTATGGGCTGATTGGGTCACTTTTCGGCTAGAAATTAAAAAGCCGCTGACAGAAACCATGTGTAAGCAGCAAGAGAAAAAACTAGCAGATTGCACTAATCCTGATTCAGTGATTTGCACGTCAATTGCGAATGGGTGGCAAGGGTTGTTTCCTGAAAAGTCTCAAAACATCAAACCTAAATTTACTCAAAATACGCATACAGGCTATGAGGGTATAACCTACGAACCACAGGATTCTTATTGGTCAGAAAATATTGATTAGGGGGAGAAATGAACTCTAATAGCTTACTTGACAGTATCAACATTGCTCCACGTTTTGAACATGCCAGCTTTGAAAATTATCAGCCTATAAACAAAGCTGCTCAACATAATCTGAAGATCTGCCAAAGTTATGTTCAGACTTGGAAAGAATGCAAAGTTGCGGGTGAGGGGATCATCATGTGTGGCCGTCTTGGTACCGGGAAAACTCATCTGGCTGTTGCGACATGCCGTGAAATAGTCACTCAGAACGGTATCAGTGCGTTTATTACAACCGCATCACGTATTATCAGGGCATTTCGTCGTTCATGGAGTAATGATGCTGACACCAACGAGTTCGAGACACTGAGGTTTTACAGTGAGTTGGATTTGCTGATCATCGATGAGATTGGCGTTCAATACGGCACTGAATCAGAGCGAAATATCTTGTTTGAGGTAATTAATAACCGAATTGAGACGTGGTGAATTCAAAAAGAGCGCCGATACATAGACAAAGCATTTTAACTAAAGACCAAAAGAGGCAGATCAAAATGACCATAAACAGTAAACTGATTTTATTAGATAATTTGGGTAGTTATGAATTATCCCATTTTGGGTGCAGTGCTGAAAGCATCGTTATCTTACAAATTTAGACTTAAAAGCTAGTCGATTCAACGTAAACGCCAGCAGGATGCTGGCTTTACCAAAATTGCTGGCGGATAACTAGGAGCTGGAGATGCTGAAGCGCAATTGTACTCTTCGAAGGCGGTGGAAAGCCTTTCTGTAGCTGAATATTGTTTTTCTAGTGAAGTGGCCTGCTGGAACACACTGGGATGGTATAAGAGTTGAAGTTGTATTTGTAACGTACAAATTACATATCAAGTATATTGCTTGCGTTCAAAACGAAAAAAAATACCATAAAATCTGCTTAACGCAATCAGGGTATCTAAATGAGCATTAACGACACACAAAGTGATATTATCAATTTGATAATAAACGCTTTCAGGCGTGATTTTTGGCTTAACGTACAAAAGATGCATTATATGCTAAGTATGCTGCAGCACAGGAAGTAACTGTAGGCAATATATTAAAACTTGGTGAACCGGAGCAACGTAGATTTAGGCCTCAGGCTAGGCACTATGGCCTTAATTCAGCATTGAGGGAGGCCGCAAGTCGCTCTGGTTATCTTTGTTACGATGCTGATACATCCCCGAAAGGGGAGCATTACATTATTATCGATTCAGAAGGTGTTAAAATTAGCCGTATTGGGTTAAATCACGATGAGCGCCATATAAGAGGTGCTAAACATCGTTCATTGATAGCCCAATTGAATGAAAAATTTGAAGGCTATACTCCAGATCTTTTTAGAGAAGAAGATAGTAAACATCATAATGACATTGATACGTTAGGTGTGTTGTTAATAAATATTAATCCACCATATCATGAATCTCAGGCCAGCATGATGGATTTAAGGATTGTGGTTCCTTTTACCAATATGAAAGGTTTTCACTATAATAAATCTGTAACGGAGCTGTTAGCGTTCTATTCTGGAGAGAAGAAGATAGTCATTCCTGATATGGTTTTACCTAAGCTCAAGAAGCGCCTGAAGGATCAGGAAAAATAGAATAGGTGAGACATTATGAGAGTGGGAATTTCTGGTTTCCAATCTGAAAGGTTGACACAGATAAGAGAAGCGAGGGGATTATCGAAAATTAACCTTGGTAGGTTAGTAGATCGTTCGCCATCAACTATTACCAAATGGGAAAACGGTAATCATTCCCCCGATGCAGAAGTATTGCATAGCTTAAGTCAGATTCTTAATTGCCCGGTAAGTTGGTTCACAAAGCCTATTGTTAAGTACGAAAAAAAACCAGTATTCTTCCGAACACTTTCAACCACGGCAAAAGACTTATGTATCGCCTCAGAGCGATACATGGGGTGGTTTCAAGAGTTATCATGTAAGATGCAAGAATATCTTAATTATCCAGAGGTTAACATTCCTCACCCTGACGTCCCGTTCCGATGTTCTTGAAGCGTTAGATAAGATGGTATCCAGTGCTGAAATTTACGACATTGAAACACCTGATACTACGTACACAAGTTATGATTTGATTAAGTACGATTTTCGAATAAGGCAGGATAACGGTGTTACCTTACTGATTGTGACCGCAGTTTTCCAGGCGGTACAAGACATTGCCGAAGTGAAAATGAGCAGCAATGTTGCTAACAAGTCGAATACAACAAAGAATGAGACAGCAAAAGGCCCAAGTAAAAATACCGAACAATCAACAGGTTCAACAAAACATGCCACACTATCCGATGTCAAAAAGGCTCTGACCGGATTGAAAAAATCCGTTTCCAGTGCTGCAACGCAAGTTGCTGATAAAGTTTCATCCGGTTTCAAGCGTGCAACAGAGACGATTACCGGTCCATTAAATGATTCTGTATTGAGTGCCACCAACCATCTTAATGATGCAGTAGAAGAATTATCGAGGAAATTAACGTGATTGAAATAGCGATCAGGGCGGCTAAGGCTCAGGAGTTCACTGTGACCTTGAATGAGCAGTCATGCATGATACGCCTCAATCAACGTGGCACAGGTTTATATATGGATTTAACCGTCAATGATAAACCTGTGCTACAGGGAGTTGTGTGCCTCAACTGCAATAAAATTGTCCGTTACAGTTATTTACGGTTCCAGGGTGAATTGTTTTTTGCTGATCTGGATGGTTTATCTGATCCCCATTGGGAGGAGCTAGGGCAACGCTACAAATTATATTACCTTTTTCCAGGAGAGGTGACTCAGTGACGTACAAACAACACAATATCACAGTTGAATTTCAGCTAGTTGACGGCAAGACATTTGATGATAGCGGTAACAATATACTGACTATCGAAAACGCACGCGCTTATGTCAACATGGCGGCGTGGAGCGGCATATCAGGGACACAAATAACATTACAAATCTGGGGCTTAACAACCAGCCAAATGGCAACGTTGAGTTATCGCGGGATCTGGATTGGTAGTGCGAAATTCAACTTAATGCGGGTGTGGGCGGATGGTCATGCTATATTTGAGGGTTTTATCAGTAATGCTTATGCAGATTTTAATCAGTTACCCGATACTCCCCTGACGATAACGGCCAGTATGATGCTTGGCCTAAGAGCAAAGGAAGTTGAACCGTTCACTACATCGGGAGATGTGGATATTATCGATATTATTACTGCGATGGCTAAAAAAGCGGATCTGACGGTTGAAAATTATGGTGCCACAGGTGTTATCTCCAATCCTCATTATACAGGAAATGTTGTTAATCAAATCCAACAGGTGGCAAATGCGCTAGATATAGACACTGACTTCGGGATTGATAAAGTGACTATTTGGCCTCATGGTCAACCGAAAGTTGAAAAGCTGCTACTTACGTCTCCAGAATATGGGCTAATTGGCTATCCCATACTTACTGGCGTGGGAATAACAGCAACTACCCTTTTCAGTAATGAAATTATTTTAGGTCGTAAGGTAAAAATAGAAACCTCTTTGCCGAACGTTAGCGGCACTTATCTGATAACAGGGGCGGAACACTACCTTACCTCCTGGCTTGATGGTGGTCAGTGGCATACATCTTTTAGTGGCACTCCAGTGAAAACAGAGGATAAAAACAATGGCAAAGCTGACAACAAAACCAACGGACATAAACAGTGAAGCGAATGCTTTTGATTTTGTCATGAGGCAGTTTCTTAGTCAGCATGTTTTTATCACTTTGGGCCTTGTTATTAAATCGAGCGGGAAAACCGTAGATGTAAAGCCGATGGTACATAATATGACGGGAGCAGGGAGAAAAATCGAGAATGGAATAATCTATACTGTTCCAGTATTTAGTTTCCAGCGTGGTAACAGTGCTGTCATTATGAATCCTGTGGTTGGTGATATTGGTTTAATTGCTATCTGTGATCGTGACATTAGCAGCGTCAGAGCAACAAAAGCGCCGGCGTTGCCGGGCTCAAAAAGAACACACAATTATTCAGACGCAATTTATCTGGGTGGAGTTTTAAACGCAGAACCACAACAATATGTTGAATTCGTAGATAATCAGATAAATATTGTTTCACCGAATAAAATTAACGTAGTCGCTCCGACAACGGAAATTACTTCATCAAATTCAATCACAATGAACTCACCATCTATTATATTAAATGGTGCGGTTATTCAAGGTGGTGGCGGTAACGGTGGAAATGCAACATTCGGTAGTACCGTAACAGCGAAGGGCGAAATTACAGGAAATGGGATTAAACTTTCATCACATGTGCATGGTGGTGTAGAATCTGGTGGTTCAAAAACCAACAGTCCAGAGTAAAAATATGTATAGAAATCTAACATCAAATATTATTGTCGCAGGAGCTTTGTTTGCCTGCGTGTTTAGTGCCGGGGCAAAAAACAGAGACACTTCTCGGTAAGAAAAGATATCCGCTATGTGTATGTTCCAGTCTATATTACAGCAGTATGCCGCGAGTGCAGGGCTTAATTATATAGATCCGTCCACCCCCGTAGAAGAGGTCCTATTACAAACAGGAAGTTACTCGACTGAAAGCCCGGTATATAAAGCTTAAAAGGAAGATGCTGTAAATCAAGGAAAAGAATTGATGCTAAACGAGAAACAAGTAATGAATATTATCTGGTATTACTATGAGAATCGTGATGAAGCAATGTTGTCTCAGGGGGAAGGGGGTTCATCCGTTTTTCAGCAGCTATGTATCGTTAATCCAAAACGTTATCTTCCTAGCTACAACGCGTCAAAAGCAGCGGGAAAAATATAGAATCGAACGGTTCAAAAACCTATAAACCCCCAGCCGTGTTGGTGGATAAAGTCATCCTCGGCTTACAGTACAATATTGTTGCGTATTTTCATCAGGCGTATGACACTCATGACAAAATGATGTCAATGTGATGCTATTTTTCTAAATCTTGCTTTTAACGTTTGTTATCTTCTGGAATAAGGCTTACATAGGTGGCTAATTGTCATTTACTGCGTGGTTGTAAGGTTAAGAATAGTGGTTTAATATGATACATAGTGACACATTATGACTGTTTGTGACTCACTATAACACAAACTATTTGATAAGGCAGAACGTCATGAATCTATCACTAAGGAGTTGTTTAGCAGTAGTTTTATTCGGAGGAGTGCTGTCGGTTCCTTCATTCTCTGCTGGTTATGTGGATTCGAGGGACGGTTGTAGTATGCTTAGCTTTAAAGTAGGTGAAACTATCTGTAGTCTGGATGATTTGAAAACTCAATATCAAGAAAGAAGAGAGATTGTTGATTCATTAGCTAATGAAATTAGCCAATATTATTTAAATCTCCTAAGCCTTGATGAAAGTCAAGTTCGTGGTATTTTGCTTCAAAACGATAACGATATAGAAATTAATAAGGCTTGCGAAACCACAATAAGAGGATTTGAGCAGGGGCTCAAAGCTATGTTGAAGCAAGATCGACCTGATGAAGAAAAACAAGAAATGAGGATGTATCTGAGATCTATAGCAAAGGCCAGATTTGAGATAACTCGTCTTAATGATTTTTCTCGTCAATTATTTACTTTGCCTAAGATTTATAAAAGCGATATAAATAAAGCTGCTCTATCAGAATTGGCTGCCTATACAACCAAAAAGATTGAGTCTGGGAATTTTTCATTTACTGGGTGATAAATGGAACAAGTGGATGTATCAATAAATGAGTATACAAGGAAAGATTTTTTTGATGACGTCTTCCTAAAACATCCAGATCTTGAACGGGCTATTTTGCAAGATTTTAAACACTATAAAGAAACCGGAGAAGTCCCTGATTATTTTGGTAGGGATGTTGCTTACACTCAGCCAGAAGCAGCATATAAATCATGTATGATGCATATTCATCTTTGTTTTCCGCCTGATTCATTCCCTACAAATAGGGTTCAGTATTATAGAACGTGTAAATCAAATAGCCCAGAAAATGATGCTTGTCTAGTATATGTTCAAGGTCTCTTGGAAGAAAATAAATATTCCTTATTGGCGATAATGCATCCTGATGCTCATGGAAAAGCTAGAAATCCCAGGATAATGAGTTATCTGGCAAGAATAGCTCAGGATTTCAGAGATAATAACTAAACCCGTCCAGTGCGGGTTTTTTCATATCTACACCGCTTAATTGCGGTTTTTTTATTTCTATAGGATTCGAAAATGCAAACTCGTTCACTTCTGCTTGATACCGAGTCATGGGATTTAACGTTAGATGATTCTGGAAATATCGCCATTACTGATAATCCCTATTCTGTAGCGCAGGATGTCGCTTGTGCCTGTAGTACATATCTGGGTGAGTGCTGGTATGACACAACATTGGGTATTCCTTATTACCAGCGAATTTTGGGACATTGGCCGGGAACTCAGCTAATCAACAGCAAAATGCAACAAGAAGCAATGAAGTTACCTTATGTTCAGTCTGCCACTTGTAAAGTTATAAATGGAAAGGAGAGAACTATTGCGGGCATGATGACAATAACGGACATGAACAATCAATCAACGGTGGTAAATTTCTGATGACTAACTCTGTAGTACTGACAACAAGTGTTCCAGGTGTAACCTTTACAAAGACGGGTCTAACTGTGCCCGACGAGGTTGATATTTTAAATGGGCGGTTAAATGATTTGGCTACAGCAATGGGTGGTGCAATGAGTACGAGCTTAACAACACCGCAAGGTCAAATAGCCATGAGTGATGCGGCTCATTGCTGACAAGAATGATCAGTTACTTGCTATTGTCAATCAAATTAACCCGGATTATGCAACCGGACGTTTTCAAGATGCTATCGGACGAATTTATTTTTTAGATCGAATTCCAGCATCGGGAACAACGGTAACAGCAACATGCACTGGGTTAGTTAATACTGTTATTCCAATTGGTAGTATTGCTCAAGATAAAAAAGGGTATCTTTATCATTCAATAACAGAGGCTAAGATCCCTGACAGCGGCTCTGTTGATGTTATTTTCCAAAACTCAACAACAGGGCCGTTAGCATGCCAAATTGATGACTTGAACGCGATTTATAGCTCGGTGCCCGGTTGGTCCGGTATCAGTAATGCGAGTGCTGGCGTACCTGGCATAGATGAGGAAACCCGCGCTAATTTTGAGTATCGTCGTAAACAATCTGTTGCTAAAAATGCGACAAACTCATTACATGCCATTTATGCCGCAGTATTAGAAATAAATGGCGTGGCAGACGCATACGTTATTTCAAATGATACATCGGTAGTAAAAACGGTCGGGGTATCAAAATACAGAATGGTGCCGAACTCTATTTATAGTGCTGTGTATGGGGGAAAGACTGAGGATGTCGCTAGAGTAATCTGGAAGAAAAAGCCTCCAGGTATTCCTACGAACGGAAATACAACTCACACAATTGTGGATGATGAAAACTATGTTCAGCCTTACCCCGAATATGAAATTAAATATGTGATACCAGCGCCCATTCGTGTCTATGTTGACGTCTCACTTGCTAATAGCGATTACCTTCCTGCTGATATTGAAACACAGGTTAAGTCAGCTATAGCGCAAGCATTTAACGGAGAAGACGGTGGAACCCGAGCAAGAATAGCATCTACATTATTTGCTGGTAGATATTATTCAGGCGTTTATAACATAGATACATCGAGTGTTGATATTTACAATATTACGCTTAGCCGTGACGGTATTACTTATTCAACATCAATTAGTTTTGGTATTGATGAAATCCCAACGCTTGACGTTGATAATATATCTGTGAAATTAGTAGGTTCATAAATGGAAAATGTGGGAGCAACTATTCTTGCTCAGTATGCCGCTAGTCCAAAATTCAACTCACTTATTCGAAGCTTCAATGCCGCTGTTTCCTCTGCTGAATTTATTAATACATTTTACGATCTGATTTGGAACATTGACACAGCAAATACTTACGGACTGGATGTGTGGGGAAAAATAGTGAATGTCAGCAGGCGGCTTACTGTTAATGAAAATGTAAAATATATAGGTTTTGGTGAAGCTTTACTGAGTGTTCCGACAACGACAGATCCAAATCCATTTGACCAAGCACCATTTTATTCCGGGGAGTCAAAAACAAAAACTATTGAGCTATCAGATCAGATGTACCGAAAGCTAATTATGATGAAAGCCATGCCAAATATATCTGACTGCACTATACCAAACATCAACAGAATGCTTGTTTATATGTTTAGCGATAGCGGACGTGCATATATCACTGATGATGGAAATATGAAGATGAGTTATGTATTTGAATTTCAGCTATCAACAGCAGAATTAGCAATTGTTCAAACATCGGGAGCACTGCCTTACCCGGTTGGTGTCAGTGTCGCAATCGTTCAAAGGATACCAACAAATTAAAAATCAAAATGGCGCTGACATCTTCAATAAAACTGAATTTGTAAAAAATATCGGTTTGTCGGAAACGGTGGAGTTGGCTAAAGGGGCGGTGCCGAATAGCCGGAAAATTAACGGGAAGCTGTTGACCGGGGATATTAGTTTGAATGCTGGGGATGTGGGAAGTTATGCTAAATCTGAGAGCGATAATACTTTCTTACGCATTTCTAGCAATAAAACCGCAACCGTTGGCAGTTTACTGATTGACAGTAAAACTCCTTTTCCTAAATTGCGTTTCAAATCGAAAGATGGATATATATTGGGAATTAACGGTTCTGAAGGGAAATTGTTGCATATCTATTCTGACGATCCCAAGAATCAGCGGCGTTACAATATATTAACGCCTGAGAGAAGTGGTACTCTTGTATTACAAAATACAGCTATAAAATCCGAAAATGGCTGGTGGCAATGTGGAGATACGGGGTAATTATTCAATGGGTTAAAGTCCCATCAGCTCAACAATCATAGATAAAGGTAAATTATCCAATTTCTTTTAAAAATAAGCTTTTTGGCTATATTGCAAGTATGTCGAGTACCAATACATCAACTGGCCACACATTAGTACGTAATGCAACACTATCGACATTTGAATATCAAGCAGGTACTCCCAACAATGATGAGAATCCAGGCAAAGTTGTACATATATTATTTGGGGGGTATAAATGGTCTATTTCTCCAGAAAAGAATGTGTTTTTTATAATGAAGCTCATGAAGAATGTGTTGAAATAACAGCAGAAAAACACAATGAATTACTTGACGGTCAATCACGCGGTTTTGCTATCGTCAGTGATAAAGAGGGTTATCCAATTCTTACAGAACAAGCACAGTCTGTTTATCACAAGTGGGATAGTGAAAAGTGGATAATATCAGAAAGTGATAAAATAAAGCTCAGACGGGAACAGCAGCAACAAGCAGAACATAAGAAACAGCAACTTATGCTCACTGTAAGTAAACAGATCGCTCCGTTACAAGATGCTGTAGATTTGGAGATGTCGAGTGATGAGGAAAAATCGCTGTTAGCAGAGTTAAAAAAATATAGAGTATTATTGAACCGCGTTGATGTTAATTTAGCGTCAGATATTAACTGGCCCGAAAAACCCTTAGAATAATGGAATCAGGGCCAATTGAACCGACCCCCAATAGTTAGATAAGTCTAATCAAATATGGCTTTTTTGCACTACTCTGACTGAACCGTCCTCAAAATGTTGGATAACCATCCAACATTTAAAGGTGTAGTCCATTTATGCTTTAGTTTATTAGATAATCATCAACCCACCAGGATAATACTTAATCCAGTCAATAGCAGCATTGGGGTTAAATGGCTCAATACTCAGTCCTTCCAGGCATTGCCAGAGTTCCTGAGTGTTCTGGGCGGTAATAACAATACAGTCCGGCATCACCCGGATTTTTAGTGGCATTCCGAAGGTAAATCCCGCCTCCTGTAACCATTTTCCTTTTAAAGAAATGCCGTTTTTAGCTACCTTGCCAAAACGTTCAGCTTGGGAAATTCGGTGAATTGTTTTATTATCGCGTTTAGCCATACATAATTAACTACTTTATATAGTTAGTTGTGGTAAGCAGGGTTATCGGGTGCCCGCCCGGTAGCTCTGCGTCAGTGAAAATAGTCTCTGAATGTTGAATTATGAACTATAGGTCACCTTTCTGCAATAAAAATGTGACCTATAGTTTACCTTGGCTTTTCGTTTTCAGGCAGTCCATTGAGGGCGTCATTCCAGTGTTGATCCCGTTCGATATTATTCACTATCTTGCTGATCCATGTTTCTGATTTGCCCCACCGTATAGCCAGTTCGCGGCGCGTCCAGCCTTTTCGTTTCATTTCAGACTTAAACAATTCTGGCGGTATACGTTTCAAAATTACTCCACAAATATAAACTGTTTATCGACACATCATAGTATAGCCATTTCGCCGATAGGGTGACATTGGTAAATAAAATGACCGCTTAAGTGGCACAAACCGAACTCCATGAACATAGGATATGCCACACCAGAAACATCTATCACTAAGGCGATTGTTACATGAAGTTAGGTTACATGCATGCGTCAAAAACTGGCGGTATCAGGTGCTGGATTTATGAATAATGCCCTATGAGGCAGAGATCTGGTGAGGCATTTTATTTTGTACTATGAATTATAAAATAGAGGTAGTTGCTATGTGCTACAGACATAAAAAAACCAACCTAATTATGGTTGGTTTTTCCAAAAGCTCCGCGGCTCCTTTGCGTATCCTTATCTAACAACGCTGGTTAGTAGAAGCTGGTTTGGATAATGCTTAGCAATGATGTCGTTCATCTTCTCCACTAACTCAGGGCGCTTGAACGTGAGATGCGCAGTGCCTTTCTGAAAGTAGCGGATGGAGAAGTACGTATCGTCATAAACATTCTTGCCAGGGTTATCGCGGATGTGATTCATCAGGTTGATGGAAATATCAGCACGATTATCAGGTATCGATTTGCCATCCAGTAAAAACAGCATCCGTTCCAGATCCACTAACTGATCGCGACGAAATCCCCACGTCAGACTGAAGCCCCAGCGGCTGTGTGTCACAAGATTGTTGATGATGATCTTTTTATCTAAGAAGCAGGGACTATTAGTTTTGTAATCCCAGGATAGCCCTCTAAACACGTTGATGATGCCCCGCTCAAACACTTCCGCTTTGCTCTGATGCAACTGTTCGAATGTGCTGAGAATATTGGATTCACTGATAGTCGGCATGACGGCGTCGCACAGGGAGATACCGGCGTTGATGTGCGCCTGAATCACGCTGTCGTCGCCAAACGGCGTGTCGTTGAGCGTAAGGCCGTATTGTTTATCCAGCAGATGTGTGAGCAGCAACTGCCAGACCTGCACTGGTGACGGGCCTAGCTGAGCCGCCCGTGGTTCGGGGAAAGGTAAATTTTGCATGTGGTGTAATCCTGTTGTCAGGTGCGGCTGGTCATCCATTACCACCGTGATGGATGTTTGCTCATCGCGAGAATCGACACGGTTGCCGCCCGGCTGGTCGATAAGAACACTGTGCTGCAGTACGTTCTGCGCATCTGGATTTGTTGTGCAATTGAGGCTGAAAACGACGTTCTGCTGGTTTGTAATCAGATATTCGGTGACTCCCAGGCCAAAGCCACTGCTCCACATATTGGGGATTGCCTGAGCGGTTGTAGCGAGAGCCAGAACTGGCACCAGTAATGTTTTTAAAGGTAATCGCATTATTTTTTCCTTGTGTTATTTTCCATTTATCGGGAGTTTACTTAGCAATATATTCCAGCGAGTCCACGGCTTTGTTGTTGAAATAGACAACGACTTTAGCGAGTACATTCGGGTTCTGCGTTTTAACAAACCCCAGTCTGAAATTTCCCCGGCAGTAATCTTCAAAGGAAACTTTATTATTATCGTCAGGAACGACAGTACGTGATATACCCGATTCGCGATCAACGATCCCCCACAGTCCATTGGGGCAATTAGCGTCAGGTTTGGGCTGATTAACGATAGCTACACGCTTGCTGGGTGAAATATCAACTATTCTGCAGGCTTTCTTCAACGCCATGTGTTGATTGCACCAGAACAGTTTTCCTGTGCTTGATTCACGGGTAATCGCCGGAATTCCACCACTTATTGATCCGGACCAGCCGTTAGTAATGTCAGCCTGCGCAGAGCTGGTGATCAGTATTGTTACAACTGCAATAAGACTGGTGATAGAAAATTTGCGGTGTGGTAGAAGCATACTTGCACGATGAACATATTTCATAATTAATCCATTGATTTTAGAGGGTAAACCGGCTCGATATTGAACGTTGATATCACGCCATGAATGAAGCGAAAGTGAGGTAATGCCTGCAGAAACTCGGGACGTGTGAGAAGGCCTCGAACAGTGGCATCTGGCGCAAAGCTGCCGTTATGAAGAGTGACAGCTCTGATATCGACCAGTGAAAAGACTGCAATCCGGGCCTGATGCTCTCCGGTCAGATACCACTCTCCTTCTCGCAGCACGAGACGATAGGGAGAGAGTTCATTACAGCGATATCCCTGCCCCAGCAGTGTTACTTTCCTGTGTTCTGAGATGGCACTTACCAGCCGGGTAAAGATGCCCGAATCAGGTAATGACATCGTTCTCGCGCCCTGCCAGATAAGGCAGGGGGATTCACCGGAGCCGCTTAGCAACGTGCTGATCAGATGGTTATCCATATCAGGGAAAAGTGCTTCAACGCCCGACTGGCGGGCAAAAGTCATTACTGCCAGTTCCCGCTGGCGACTGCCTGATAGCAGACGGCAACGGCCTTTGCGATATTCCAGATCCAGATACATCAACCGTTCACGGAAATCCCGGCGCAGGGTGCGAACTGACACGCCAAACTCAGTGGCCAGCGTTCTCATATCCAGCGTTTCGCCAGCCACGAGACGGCTGATAATTAATGACAGCCGAATGGCAAGGCGGTCATGTCGGCGTTCAGCCTGAGTCATGCGACAGGTACTCCAGCTAAATAATTGGCTGAAAATAAAACGATTATTTTAATAAGGTGGTGGGACAGGGAGTGGACACCAAAAGGCGTATTTTTTACTCGGGGGAAAATCAGCTACAACGAGCCATTACGTTAAAATGGCTAATCTTCAGCAGCATGCAAATGTAAATAATGGACAGGTTATGGCCTGCTGTAATGCGCTGATTGTCTGGTCAGAAGAAAATCCAGTTCCACACGACACGCGCCATCGTCACCACTGCATCCCGGACGCTGTTAATCACTGCTTTAAATGACTGGGGTATGGACGTCGTAGCTGAATCAAACACTTCGCCTGTCGCGCGACCGAAATCCTCACGCGCCTGCTTTTTTACTGATTCACTGCACAAACTCCCTCGAAGTTGTGTTACCAGAGGGCTGGTAGCTCGATCCGGTAGACAACTCATCATGGTTTCGACCAGCAGCGGCAGGTTCCATTCCGTACAGGTGGAGACGCTGCAAACAGGGTTAAATGGCGAGAATAATTGGCGAATAGATTCCTGTCGGGCATCAATATTGGCCGACTGAATTGATGATGGCGTATTGCTGGTGGCATTCCATTCATGGCTGGGTTCAATTTTATCGGCCTGATTGACGACAAATAGCACCCGGTGTTGGTAGTTAGCCATAACCCGCTGGTAAAAACGCTCATCAATAGAGAAAGCGCGATCATCAGCTTTGATGACCCACAGGATCAGATCCAGCTCAGGAAGAATATTGCGATACAAAGCTTCGTACTCCTCATCGCGTATTTTACTCTCGCCAACGCCGGGCAAATCGACCAATACCAGACTGTGTTCGCCGCTGTATAGACGAAAACTTAGCACCTCTCGGGGACAGGCGGTGACATCACTTACCGGTGTAACTTTTCCTGCAAATAGCGCGTTACAGAGACAGCTTTTACCCGCTCCCGTTTTCCCCATGATGCCAATAACGGGTTCGTATCTGGTGAGTTTGTGAAAGCGGTCGAGGATAAGATTTCGAACAGTGGCAGGAAGTGAAGCCAGCGGCTTCTCAATGGCCTGAAGGCCGTCAGATTTGGTCATACAGAGATCTCAGCGTGAAAATAAAAATCCCCGCAATCCGGTGAGGATGCGGGGGGACTCACTGAGATGATATCTATCTAAATTTATTTGGAATGTACGATAAGTGAGGTCGGTGGGATGTTCGATTTTGGATAAAATGTGGCGCATCGCTGTTGAATATAATTTGAATAAGTTATGTCTCACCGGGGTCTCGGTGTTCTATTTTGTGCCAAGAACAGACGAAGCTACGGCGGCATCTAGTCCTGACATCTATCCTAGGCACGTCGATATTAACTCAATTGCATAACTATGCAGATATGTAGCACTTATCAGAGCGGTAGGCCACAAAGATTTAGAATAAAACGTTTGTTTCCTACTTCAGGCTTGGAGTCAAACTCACTATAAAAATACTAGCAATTCAGTTAGCATGGCTGAAGTTTGTTCAGAACAGAAATGCAATAAGGAAAATCTGAATGCTTAGAAGGTTCCGGTTAGAGCGGAAGTCTGATTATGAAAAGCTGGTGATTGCTCAGCGTCTGGCAGACATGCTTGAGAAATTCTTAAGCGGAAGGCTGGCACCTCTGGCGATTGGTGCTGAACAAGGTGGCATTGACGAGTGGGACGATGTGGTAATCATGCACACAACAGACCACTATGAGCATTTACAGATTAAGCGCCAGTCAACTGACTTTTGTACCAAAGATCCTGATAAAGCCATACAACTCGCTAAAAAACCCAGAAAGGGTACCTCAACTACCTCCCCGGCTAATTCCGTTTTAGACTCGGCATTTTCCAGTCTTGCCAGAACCGCGAAAGCGGGAAAACTTGACGAATCTCCCGACCGTGAGTTCAAACTCACTCTCGTGGGACTGCATCTGCTAATAAAAGATAATTTTTCAGTCAATCATTTAGAAGAAGTATGTGATCTTTGCCGCCAAAAAGGACTCAGCATAGAGGAATTAGCCAGGCGTCAGGATGGCCCAACCACGAGGGCTTATTTATGGTTAACGACTTGGTGTGGATTCGAAGACTGGAACCAGATACGAAATGTTCTTCGCCGGGTTCATATCATTTGTATCGGTAACGATGCGACATTAAAAGATCTAACAATTCAATCGCTTGGCCGCTACTTCAGTGATCCGAAACGTACATTGGACCGCTTAATTACCTACATCGCGACAGAGACATCTGACGTATCAGCCTTGGGATGCTATGACGTCGTCCAGGAACTGCGAAGTGAACTGCGCCCTGATGTTGAAACCTGAGCACAGTATCAGTTAAGCGACGGTTCGACAGTGGCCCACAAATCGTGGTCATTAGCCGGAACGCTTGATCTTGCCAGTCCAACGTCTAGGTCCGCAAAAGGAGTCGTTGAGCACATGTGGAGTAATGAGCCCGGCAACCGAAAGCTCAGAGTGTATGCCAATTACTCCCTCCCAACGGGGGATAATCTGACTCTTGCCTCGGCCATTGTGCGTATGGCTTTGCATTTACCTCTGGGCAGTCAGGGGCTGATGTTAGGCGAACCAGTATGGCGCAGTAGCGTTGGTCATGAAATCGGCCACACGCTTGGCTGTGCAGAACATGACTTTAGTAACCTGCCCTGGCTTGAAAATTCCGAACGCCTAGCGTGCACACAGGATCGTGAATTTAAGACGCTAAGTGCAGTTAGAGGAGAGGCGGAAGCGCTGGCTGAAGCTATGGACGATGTACTGTGGCAACGCCTTCTTCAGGAGGTTTCATCAAAGCTATGCTCAATCTCAGATTCGGCACTAGCGGATGCGATGGAAACTGTCTGGCAGTCATGGCTGATCGGGTTCGCTGCTGCACCTGAAAGCCGCCGAAAATTCATGGTTCAGCTTCTGTATCCGAAAACTGAGAGAAAAAATGAAAAGCATGCGCTTCGCCTAGGTCTTCGTACTTTAAATCTTCTCGTTACTGCTGTTGAAACCTTATTACTGGTTGCAGTGGCTTTCCCAGAAGGCAGCAATAACTGGGAATCTTTTGAGGAAGGCGGCCCAGTGTTGAGTATTGCTCTTCAGTACTGGTCTGGCCCTGCCGGTGGTTTTTCAGGAGTACGTGCGCTTTCTGACGATCCGTTAATAGCCGTTATCGGCCCTGATCCGGACCCCATCGTTATCTTGTCGGGTGTGAGAGCATCCCCATCAGAATTATTAAATATAGGAATGGCTGACGACGCCGAGACTGTGACCAGTATGGCAGCGGAGCGTCAACCGCACCTGCTCGTCACTCGGTCAGGTATGTTTCGTCATCTAAAAAATGGGACGCTTGACTCCGTACGCCAATACTTCACTAAGCAATGGCAAGATCGGAAGCTCGCTCGTGAATCGGCCATTGAGAAGAATACGAAAGGAGCCTGAAATGCCGACAATCCAAGAACTCGTTACCGCTATAACTAAGCGTGCAGAAGGCCGCTACGAAGTTCATTTGCCAAATGCGGACGAAATGGTTTCACCTTCAATTGATATCGGCATTACTGCAATACAGCTCAAACGTATTAATCGGGAAAATGCCGGATGGCGGACAGTGTTGATCACGGCCTTCCCAAGTAACTTGGATAATATCCAGAGTGCTTTCAGGTGGGCCGCTGATATTCGGGATCAACTTGCAGAGCCTCAGACGGCAGACCTTTACATGTTCATGCTCATCGACGGAATTGAGTCAGAAGATGCCGCCCGTTTCGAAACGGACGATCGATTCTGCAGGAAGGTGGTACTCAGAGAGCAGGAAGATATCGACTCCTTCCTTGATCGGAGTTTTCTGGCGTCTTTAACACCCGCGAGAGGAGGTAATGATATCAGCGATCCTCTGCTAGCGTCTCTGAGCTCGATGTGTCAAGCGCATACTTGGGTAAAACCTCACCTTGAAACATGGCGTGAATTACTACTCTCTGAAAAATCTGGCGATGAAATTGTTAACCTCCTGAAGGATATGACGTTTGGAGAGAAGGATTTCCAATGA